TAATTTTGGATCTACTGCATTGTTATAAACAAATGTATTAACCTCTTTATCAGTTGACGCAATTAATTTATAAACTGGTACGTTTTGTTTAGTGGGCATTGCAGTTGCAACATTAATAAGTTCTGTCACATCTGATTCTGGAATTGGTTCGTCCAACCAATTTCGTTGTGCATGATTAGCACTCTTGGCCCATTGTAAGATTGACATAGTTATACTTCGCAATGGATTACTGAAAGATTTGTTGGTGGTGTAAAATGTAAGTCTAAATTATCTGCTTTGAAACAATAATTAATACTGAATCTATTTTCATGTTCTTGCGGACATGTACTACTATGCATTATATTAGAGTTAAACAAGATTGCTCGTCCTTTTTTTGGCTGTACTTGGCCAGTTTCTATTAAATCTTTATTAGGATTTGGATCAGTACCCCATTTATTAAAAAATCTAGTTGGGCCGTCACTATCTTTAACATAATAAAGTAAAGTAAAATATTCATGTGAATCAAAAATATCTGGATGTGGAGGATGATGTTTTCCTTTGTATGATTCATCCATTAAATTCATTCTTATTTTTATTCTATGAAGTTGTGTAACTGTACATCCTGATATACTTTCTAAAAAATATAATACTATTCTAGTTAAAGGAAGTGTTTCGGGATCAGTTATTGACGCCGCATGTCCATCGGAGTTGAAGTCTACCTGATATGCCACATTTGTTAACAGAGGGCCTTCTTTCAGGTTTGGGTTGTCTTGATCAACATCTGCACCTGAACATTTAGAAACATAATTCCATTTAGTCTTATATTGAAATTGTTCTTCAAGTGCATTTTGTATAGTGATAGGTAAAAAGTTTTCAATTATAGTAAATTTATTTTTCATAATTACTCCCATTGTGCTTTATATGCATCAAATCCTATGCCACACTTATTGGCACATACTTTAAGTTTACCCTCTTTAACACTAGAACACGACCACGAATCTTGAATTGCTTTAAAAAATTGGCCTTCAATAATTTCCTTTAAGGTGTGTTTTCGTAAACTAATGTTATCAGGATCTCCTATTAATTTCCAAATCGGTGCTTCACGAGGTTTAAGATACCATTTATATTGTTGACCGGCAGTCCAACAACATGGAAACACATGTCCTTCTGCACTAACATATATTTCTGATTTTTCTATTGCTTTGCAGTTTATTGGTGTTGTGTCGTAATATGCATTCATGCTACCATGTTCAGCAACTAGTTCTTTTTCTTTTAAAAGAGCAGGATTAGCATATTCACCTTTAGGCTTTTCTAACTTTTGGGTTTCTTCACCCTTCCTATTTGTTGCTTGATGCGATTCTTTACCTTTATGGTTGACAGTACTAAAAAATCTACCAGTCTTTTTTGTTCTAAATTGTTCAAATCCCATATTTTTAGCACGGAGTTCTGCTTCTTTAATTTGATGTTCATTATGTTTAAACACAATAAATTCCCATCTAGCACGACCACCTCTATCAATAAACGCCTGAGCATTAGTCATTACATTTTGCCATTTAACTTTTTGCCTATACAAGTGATTAGTATCTTCTAAACCATCTATACTGAATGTTACAACTACTCCAGCATCCGCCAAATCTTCCCACCAATATTCTGGTTTAGCACCACCATTGGTGTTCATGCCTAACCACATTTTCGGATTAGTATTTCTAAAGGATCTAAATCCTTCAACTGCATAATTGCTTATACATGGATCACCATAGTTACCACACATATACATATAATCTAATTGCTTTACAAAACGTGCAGGGAACATTTCATAAAAATCTGCTGAACTAAGCATAGCATTTCTAAGATACGGATTGTCTTTGCCGCCATCAATATTTCGATCACATTGAGGACATGCCGCATTACATCCTTGAGTAGGTTCTATATGTAAGCCTTTTATATCTTCGTATCTAATCATTTATATCCTATAACCATAAATCGTGTATACCCGCCTGGTAATGGTAAACTGCCAGCAAATTCGATGTTAGTAATTTTTATTTGTTGCAATAATTCTTCTACAGTATTAACACAATGTTGATGTTCTTCAATGTGTTTCATATTATTACTTTGTGCGATTATTCGTACACCTTCTGGAATACGTTTCGCCCAATATGTTGGATCAATATGCTCACAACTTGTATTAATAATAGTATCTGGTGGAGCCCACATTGATTGGTCGTCACCATTAGATTTTTTAGTAACAAATTCTCCAGTATTATATTTTAAATTATATATGTCTGCCGTTGACGCTTTAAACTTCCAATCGTTTGTAACCCACGGCCTATTACAATCTTCAGCAGTTTCAAGACAATATTGGTCTACATCAAAACTATAAATGTTTTTAACTTTACATTCCGCTTCAAACATCATTGTTGCTAATGTAGCATACCAACCAGCACATAGCCAAACAGTACCTAGGTCTATATCTTTAACTTGTTCTATTAACCATTTTTTACTGAGTATTTGCCCTCTGCTTATTGCATCTCCCAAATCGTGTTTTTTGGTTATAGATATTACATTACTTGCACCTTGTAGTTTTAGTATTCTATATAAAGCATTTGTATCGTCATTTAAAACTGCCTTACCCAAATCATCATTACCCAACAATCTAAAAATTGAATGTAAGTTCTGTTCATTAACTGCTTTCCCCAAATCGTCATTATTAAGCACTAAACGAAAGAGAGCATGAAAGTTTTTTTCTAAAACTGCTTTACGTAAATTTTCAACTCTATCTTGTGTAAGCCATTCATGTTTCAATACTCCATTGGTTACTAGTTTGGATGGCATTTTATATTTTTCAAGTAAACGAAATAATGCATGCCAGTTTTTTTCACAAACTACTTTTCGTAAATCTTCATATTCATCACCTAGTATTCTAAATATAGCATGAGGGTTTTTAGATAACACCGCACTCCGCAAGTCTTCATTTTCTACTAAACTAAAAATACTTGCTATATCTTTATCAACAACGGCACGTTGAAGAGCAAATGCTTCTTCTTTATTTGATAAAATGCTGTGCCTGTCTAACAGTTGGTGGGTTTCCATATGATGTGTCGAATTTTCTTTTTAAAAATTCAAAGTTGTTTATAAGGTTTAAATCGTGTCCGGCTTCAACAAAAAAGTGTGCATCCTCTGCTCCTAAGTGTGCCCAGTTACCAAACTTGTGTTTACCACATTGAGTACGCCAAGACCATAATCTAAGTTCAGTTTCATCATCTTTTTGTCTAGCAATTACTTTACTTTGTAATTTAGAACATTCTCTAAAAGCACTTTTCCATGTGTTGTATTCACTAAAATCAAATGCAGTTATATTGCTTATCTCTGGCATTGGACGGAATGCTTCAGCAACACTTGTTGTAAAATCTGGCTTCCATACTTTGTGGTTTAATACACCTTCTCGTGGAAATAGTTTTACTCCACCATAACCATATACTAAATTGTTTACAGGGTTTAAACTTCTCCATACGTAAACATATTTGTCTTGGAAGTTTCCTCCAGGCCAACGTACTTTTGGGTCTGGTATAAAATCAAAATCAAAACTATCAAGTATTATTGCATCCCCATCAACTACATAAAAGTAGTCAGTTTCTGCAATGTTTGCACATTGACGATGAGCCGCTCCAATAGGGCTAATGTTTTCCACTCGTTGAGCATGTGGGAATCGGCTTGTTAGTAGCGACCAATTCTCTTCAGCATTTGCTTCAAAAAAACTTAGAAAAATAACGTCCAGCATGGTAGTTATGACTGTTAATAATTTTATGTTGTTTACTTAATTTTGGTTCTAATGGTTGTATTGGATAATCTAATAATTTACTTAACTGAGCTATGTCTTCATTTAACCATTGTTCTTTGGGGAACTTGTTATCTATAATATCAAAATCTCTTATATCGTCTGCTTCATAATTTCCATTAAGCACCATTAACGATCCAGTTACTGCCCCACTAATAGCATATAACCCATGTTTGTGATCCCATCCAACAGTATACCACGTAAGTAACCTACAAAAGTTACCCCAGCAATTTTCCTTTAAAAAGTCTACTCCTTTAAACTTCCCTTCATGCATTAATAGTTTTGCACCCTCTCTATAACCCGCTCGCCATGCTTGACGATCACTAAAAAAATCAACCATGCCTGCAGGTTGTTTCTCAGCAACGTAGTTAAATGCCCAACAGAATTCAAATTTGTGTTTATCATCACTTGCTGATTCATGTGTTGGTGTGCTTAACATACTTGGTGTATGCCATATCTTTGTGCTTCCATTTCCATAGCATAGACCATTTACCAAGTTTACACTAGGAAAACTTATATTAATACGTGGGGACAGTTTAGTTTGGCTAGGAACATCAGCAAACCAAGGAACAACTTTACAGTCTGCATCAACAGTAACAAAATATTCTTCATCAATTAATCGGGCGGCCGCCTTATGGGCCGCATCAGAACCTTTAATGCCATCAATTCGTTGTACATTAAAGTGACGTTCTTGTAACCAAGCAAAATTATCATTTGCTTGTGGCTCGTTGTAACTTATAAAAACTATTGGTAAGTCTTCAAGTTTAAATTCGCAATCGTGCAAAGACATGTCCGTAATCGCAGTATAATAGGCTATTGTCTGGTTGAGCCCATTGTTGTTTAAGTGTTTGTACTAAAATTTTATCTCGTATTATTAATTCATTATCAGATGCAACTGCATAAACTGTTATATTATCTATACCTTCACACCAAATTTCATTTTGTTGATACCAAATAGTGTATCGCACAAATTGTTGATCATTTGTTTGTATTTGTCGTATTCGTCTATGTTCACTAATCTTTGGTCCTAAACAATACATTGCTCCAGTTTTATATATTTGATAATCAAACCCACATCCACAAAACCATTCATCAACAATTTCTTTATTGACTTCTACTTGTGGCCAAGTTTCACTTTCAGACTGAGTTGCATTTAATATTGCAAGTGTTTCAGGATGTACTTCAAGAAACCATTTGTTTTGATTGGACATGGACATCGTTATTTGTTATTTTTGTTTGTATAAAGTCATCATCTTCACTTGGTACTGTAATAATAGACATTGAATCTATACTGTCTTTTGAAAATTTATGAACATGATCGTTTGGTGCCATTTCATATGGTTTTATTGGCAATGCCCCAATTAATTCACCACTGGTTAGTATGTTAATTATAGTAAGCACATAATCTGTTCTAAAAGTATTTCCTCTAAGTCCTAACAGTCCATGAAAGTATTCATAATTATCTTGTACATAATTCCATAATTCAAAAAACAATGATGATTCATCTGACTTGTCAAATGTTATAACTGTACTCCATAAAGTTTTATATACATTATCATAATCAATATAATGATGTTTAAGATTATAATTATTGTATTTGGGTGCGACCTGTTTAATTTTTTGCATACAATTAACATGTTTTGGTAACATGAACGAATACTGCAAATGATCAGTCATAACATAGTAGTCAGCATCCATCAAAATAGTATTTTCAAATGGTGTTAACTTCGAAACTTCCCATTTGTTTCTATTTTTAAAATCTGTACCCCATCTAGGATTATGGTTACCAGTGTAGGCAGATATTACTTGCTGATCAACAAACTCTGACTTAAATTTTTTATCAGTAATTACACAAACAGGCAAATCAAGATGAGTTTTAATGCCTTTAGCACATATATCAGACATAGCATGATAATCAATTATGTCGTTATTATATGCAAATATGCAAACACCAGTTTTAGATGTCATCATGTGTTTTTGCGTTTTTTAATGCCTTCATTTTATCATAAAAGTCTTTTGAAACCTCATCATATTTTTCCTTCATCTTATACAAAAAATCAGTGCAACTTGAAATTTCAACTGGATTGCCGTACATATCTTGTACAATTAATGGAGAATTATGATCACCAGAAACAGTTGGTATACATGAATAAACAAATGCCATATTTGTTTTAGTAATTTTAAACAAACTGTTATTATAATATAATAACAAGTCGTCCTCAAATGCTTTTTTAAGTGATTCTTTTGAATTTGATATAGATTTGAAAAGACTTATTTTTTCATCAAGTGTTTTTTCCATAGAAGTATATTAGAAAGTGTTTCTTAAAGTGTTTTTCCATAGATATATATTAGAAAGTATTTCTTATATTATACAACAAAACATATAAGATGTCAACAAATTACCATGTGCCGGCGGCACTATCTAATGATGTAACAGTTGGGGGATTACCAGTACCTGGTGAATCTTGTTCAATAGTAAAACTTACAGGATAGACAACAGTTGTCGAAACTCCTCCTGCTTCTGGATATATGCTTGCATTAACATTTGTATAATATCCTTTTATACCAATTTGAACATCGTACCTATTTTCTGATTTGTTAAACAGTCTTATACCACAATCAAGATACCAATTATCACCACCACCAGGACCAATTCTACTTACAACTTCAAGTCTACGTCTTGCACCTTGACCGTAGTTTCCGGTTGATAACAACGGAGTTGTTCCTAAATTTAAAAATGTAGAACCCGGACCAGCATGATCTTCTTCACTTCCTACAGTGAACCCAACAGCATCTTTTGTTACTGTCCATTCTCTATACTTATAAACAGTATCTGCACCACCACCTGGAAAGGGATTGGAAATTGTTTCTGTCCAACTATTCTGTTCGGCGCCTCTGGTAAATCTGTTACCTCCTTGATAATACTCTACTGGCATAGCACTATCATTAGCAGTAGAAAATTTTTGAGTTAATGTATCTGTTGGAGAACCATTTTCAAGAATTTGCATTACATAATTTGCTCCCAAACCACCACAGTTTGAATAGCAATATCGTCTACGCATACATCTATAATTTTGGGTATATTGGTTACTCCAAATATTACTGAAAGTCATTGCACCTGGTGTAGTATCTTCCCAATATGCATTTGTATTATTTTGAGCAGAAACCCATGTTTTCCAAGCACCTTGAGAGGAACCGCCACCTGAACCAGAATATTCTGACATTACTCCTCCGTCACCATATGCCTTTAAATAATCATCCCTGCTAACTGATCCACTATCACTTGGACCAGCGGTCCGTCTAACAGACATTCCACCAAATTCAATTTGTCCAACCTCATTAACAATATTTTGCCATTCAACATCTGCTGTACGACTTCCGGCTATATAATATGGGTATATTGTTACTGTTCCGCCTTGATTAAGAAAATGTCGTAATTTAGTTTGATTGTCAAATTCTAATCTACAAAATGCTACTTGCCATTTGCCTTGTTGTGCCCATACTGGATCGCCAGCATAAGCATTGTTATACTTAAAATTAGGATACCATGATCCAGGCCCTGCGGCATAATTCCTATAATCATTAACCCCCCAACCTGCTGTAGTAGTAAGGGAAATAAGGCGAGACACTTCAGCACTTGCTGACTGTTTACGTGTTATGCCTCTATAATATGTAGTACCAATAGTTGTC